CCCACCTGGGCAGGTGGGGCAAGTCGGTTGACACCGACCACTCGTTGTAAAACGACTCTGGGATAGTCTCGGGGTCGACAGTCAGGAGACAGCATGGTTTCGAAGTCTCGCGTTGTGCATACCCTCCACCCTCCGATGGTTGTAAACCATCAAGAGATGGGAGCCTCTTGGGCAAAGTTTGCCCTTGAGAATATGGTTGACTCGTCGGAGACGGGCTCTGCCCGTACCGATTTGTCAGCTGTTGACAAGTTCCTCGCGGATCCTGCCAACTCACGTGCGCGTGGCTTCAATCGCGCCCTCCAACAGGACAACCGATCTGTTGGAGATGCCGGGCTTGCGGAGTTCCGAGTGTACCGTGAGGTACTTACGGTAGACGCATGCTCAGGCATGTACAACGGGTTTCCCGGGACAAGTTATCCCGTGGACAACTTCGTTGTAGGGTGGCCATCCGATAGCGAGTTTCCCCCTGTCACGGTCTACACTGAGCGAACTTCTGCTCAGATGACCGAGGTAGGGCAACGCCTGTACCTTTCTGCGATCCCTAATCGGGATCAGGCAGATCTCGGGACAGTGATGGGCGAGGTGGTCTCCAATCCCGTAAGGGCACTGGTGATACCTGGCCAATCACTGAAACGAGCTCTGGATGCCAGATGGTGGCAGAGACAGGCGCGTCGGAGTGGTATTCCACTCCGCGCTCGCGATCGGCATCGTCGGCTCCGGGGGCTTCCTCTCGAGGAAGCTCGCGCCGCCGCTGATGACTATCTCGCGTACATCTTCGGGGTTAGGCCTACGATCAATTCTCTTGATCAGCTGGCCGCCAGCATCAACCGCTCTCGGCAAAGTGCCGAGACGGTTGTTCGCAATTCCCGTGATGGGAATTTCGACCCGAAGAAAATGCGCCGAAAGAGGAGTTTGCCGTCCAAGGTTTCGACGGCAACGGAATCAAGGATATGTCACCTCCCCTCTGACCATAGAGGCCTTGGCCTCGAGGTCTGGGGTTTGGGGACATACTCTCATGAGTCCACACAGGATGTGTGGTTCTCGGCAAGCTTTCGGATGGACACTTCAGACACGGAAACGTGGCTGGACAAGTGTTCAGAATTCTTCCACTCCGTCGACCGGGTAACCGGTCTGGGTCTGGATATCCGAACGGCTTGGGACTTGATCCCATTCTCTTTCATGGTTGACTGGTTCACTAACACTGGCGATCTATTAGAAGAGCGCCAGGTGAGAGCGGACTACAACATCGTCTGCGAGTACGGGTACATCATGTGCCACACTCGTGATCTGCGTATTCTCTCCGCCGCAGGGGTGTTTAATGCCCCTCAGGTTAATCGGGGAGGGTCCGCTGCTACTGTTCACTACGAGAGACTCGTAGAGACCAAGCAGCGGAATCAGTGCAAGAGTTTCGGTTTCTTAACCGATTTCTCGTCGCTGAACCCTTTCCAGTGGAGTGCGCTGACGGCCCTAGGGCTGTCAAACGCTGCAGGTCTCGCGCCTAGGAAACGTTCCTAGTCGCTCACGCATGGGGAAAGCCCCCGTGTGTCCCCCACCTAAAGGAGGTGGATCTGCCCCTCGAAAGGAGCACACATCATGGCACTCGCCGATCCGCAGGTTGTTTCTGTTGATCCCGCCATCAGTCTCGACCGCATCTCCTCGGAGATGGGTAAGTTCGGCAATGCCGACCTTACCTACGAGCTGTCTGTGGCACATTCCAGGAAGGGCCGGGCACGTCACGTGCTCAAGCTCTCTCAGCGGAAGATTTCCGCTGACCCTCTTCTGCCTTCGCAGAACCGGGAGTACTCCCAGAGCGTCCACATCCTCATCGATCACCCCATTCAGGGGTTCACGGCTACCGAGGTGGTAAACCTCGCAACCGTGTTCGTTGAGTACGCAGCGACGGCCGGCTTTCTGGCCGATCTCGTCCAGGGGCAGGCTTGAAAGCTCGCAAGAGCTTTTGGGCTCACCCCTGAACGACGGTCAACAGGTCCCTCTTACGCCTTCACTCCTCCGTTCGCTGTGCTGCGACTTGACGTCGCTCTACCGCGAAATTTCGGCGCTCGGCCCCCTTTGGGGCCTACCGCTGTTTAGGAGGACTGGGACGAGGGTGACGATGCTGTGAGACCTTGGATGCCGACCACTGAAGGAGTGGACGCATGAAAAGCCTCGTAGCTCTCACGACTGCTTTCATCAAGGAAGCAGCCAGTCAGTACGAACTCGACCCCTCGAAGGACATTGAGACAGTCCTTCGACGACTTGGTGAGGAGGGAGAACCCTTTCTCACCATCACACTGGATGCCTACCGTACAGCCTTTGAGGCTGCACTTGAGGCAGGCACTTGGGACAACATCCATATTCCGGGATTCCGGAAGGATGGACGGCTCCCCGCATTCCTGCGAGGTTTCGTCTCCCTAGTGTTCCAGAGGAACGGACGAATTCGTCCGGAGGTGGATTTCCGAGCAGTGATTTGCATCAGGCAGATTCTTGGCTTCGCAGCCAAGATGAAGCTACCATGCAAGCCCGAGTACGTAGCGCGTGCGCTTGACGTCTTCAAAGACGTCGACGCAAAGGCTACCGTTCGAGCGACGGCCGATCTTAAGGCCGTGTTCGCTGACCTCTTCGATCCAGTACTGCGAGATGTCCTTGCGGACATCGACTCTTTCTCCGTGGTTGTGAAGCACGGGGACGGAGCCAGCCAAGAGAAAGTTCCGCCCAACTCGCGGTGGAACTTTACCCATTGGGATGCACGGTGTGAACCGTACTTCCCCTCTCGGCTATACGCGTACGTCAACGACAGCCATGCGGCTGCCGCTCCGGTCGAGTTTTGCACTGCAGAATCGGCACCTGTGAGGGTGACGACTGTGCCAAAGACAGCGAAAGGTCCTCGGATCATCGCTGTGGAGCCCTCCTGGCGGATGTATATCCAACAGGGACTCCTGCGGGCACTTGTACACTCGATTGAGAGGAGAGGCTTACCGCCTCGCTTCTCTGATAGCTCACATAACCGTGACCTTGCCCGTGAGGGTTCAGTCACTGGTCAGTGGGCTACCATCGACCTGTCCAATGCAAGCGACTCAGTATCTTCCGCACTCGTGCGGGATTTACTCAGTGGACGCCCCGATTTCCGAGACGCCCTATTCGCCTGCCGCTCGCCTCAGGCTATGTTGCCTGATGGCACTACCCTTGCTCTCAACAAGTTTGCGAGCATGGGTTCTGCAACTTGCTTTCCGATTGAAGCTATGGTTTTCGCCGCGGTTGCGGTGTTGGCCATGGCGCCACGTAACGAGGGTGGCCAGGTGATTCTACCTGTCGATCGGAAGGTCGTCGGTCGAGTGACTGTGTATGGAGACGATATCATCGTCCCATCCACAGCGTACACTGCAGTGACCGACGCGCTAGCCCTTTTTGGGTTCAGCGTGAATCTGAAGAAGTCCTTCGTTAAGGGACGCTTCAGAGAATCATGTGGAGGCGACTTCTTTGATGGACACGATGTCCATTATGTGAAGCTACGCCAACCCATGCGATTCACGGTTGCTGATGCTGTCGAAACTGTGTCAACAGTTTCATTCAGGAACCAGCTTGCTGCAACGGGCCTATGGCCCGCTGTGGTACGGGAGCTAGACCGTCGTTTGATGGACGGCCTGCGACTCTTCCCTTATGGGACTGAGCGTTCCCCCGGTCTGGTACGAGTCGGTACTCCGGAAGGAGCAGCGGCAAGTCCCCACGTTGGGCGCTTTAGCAGAAGGCTATTTCAGCCTGAGCAGAAAGCGTTCGTGGGTGTTCCTGAGTTTCAGAGGGATGTCTTGGATGGTTGGGGGGGGCTTCACAAGTCCCTCCGTCTCGCTGAAAGGCGAAACGGTCCCCAATATCATCCGACTTCCTATGAAGTCGCAGGGCGAGCCGTGCGCGTCCGACTAATCGCGCGGTGGTTGTCGGTGGGCTAAGCCCACCGATTTGC